TCCTGCAGGTGTTTCAGTTACAAGTTAAAAAATAAAATATAATCTTATGGAATTAAAAAAATATATATTGTTAGAATTAAGAAAAGCTAGTTTAGATGAAGCAGTGTTTGCTTTAAGTGGTTTCACCGATGCCATCCAATCAGATTTTTCTAGCTTCAGACAAGGCAAAACTAAACAAGAATTAATAGATTCTGAAGAAACTGCTATTCAATCAATAGTTCAATTATTTGATGGTGGATTTAGAGACTATTTAGAAAAAGATTTAAGAAAAAAGGTTAGACGTGAAAAAATTTCAATTTTGGCTATAGTTTCTAAATATTTAGGTACGCCATCTAATACTGCTTATACAAATAATATTTTAGCTTTAATTGGAACTCCAATGCTTAATTATTTCTTACAAAAAGCATTTGGTAAAGATTCTATATGGAGTAGAATAAGGCAAATAACTCCATTTATGAAAAAAGTTTCTACAGGTAACTATGCTTTAGATACTTCAATTTATACTGGATTAGCTAAAGCATTGGAAAGTGGGGCTGTTATGAATGAATTTATTAGTATAGCAGGATCTGATATTACTAATAAAGTTGATACTATAGCTAGTGATGGTGATTTTAAGAATCTTTTCTTATCTGAAGTTTTAGGTATAAATAGAGGTTTGAGAAGTGTTGGAAGAAGTATTGGTGCAAGTTTTCAAAATACAGGTGATGCGTTTAAAGATTTATTCGTAAAGAGAAAAGTTCGAGATAAATATAAATTGGTAAAAGAAATAATGAAATATTTACCGAGTTTAAAAAAGAGTTTAAGAGGTAAAATAAATGACGCATTTTTCGAAATGGAACATAATAAAATTGCTGCATTTTTCGGTGAAAGAGGTGTTAATATACGAAGTAACATTCAAGATATTTCAATTCCAATTACAAAAGCTGTTTTAAAACATCTAATGGAAAATGCTAAAGATTTATATTTTGAAGATTTACCATCTGATGTATCAGATATAGTTTATACGTTATTTACAAGTGATGTAGTAGCACAAAATGTCAATGGGGCTGTAATTTATATTATGAATAAAGTGTATAAAGATTTAAAATATGAAGAAGATAAAAGAAAACAATACCAAACTAAAAGCAGATACAACCGATGATAGATTGCACTAAAGTAAGAAAAATTACAATAAACCAAATACTTCCAAATGGAGAAGTGTTGACATCAATTATTTATTTTGATATTGATTCTGGTGATCAATTGACAGCTAATCAAGTTTCAAAATGTAATAATGTGCAATCATTAAACTTCTCTTGCGCAGTAGTTTGTAATCCTTCTTAAGATGGTTAATTGTGACAACATTAGAAAAATTACGATAAATCAACTTTTACCTAATGGTGAAGTTTTTATATCTACAATTTATTTTGATGTAGTTGCAGGAGAACAAGTTACAGCAAATAGCGTGAAGAAATGTAATAACATTCAACCTATAGATTTTTCTTGTGCAATAACCTGTAATCCTTTTGAAGAATCAGTTATTCCAAATTGCTGGTTAACTTTTTCTGAAGAATGTTGGATTGACGAAAGTGGAAATTATTGGGAAATTGGATAAAAAAAATATATATAAATGATATTTATTTAAAAATAAAATAAAATAAGAAATACTATGGCTAATCTATTATTAAATGCTCCTTTAAAATACGAACCGAAAACACAAAATAGGTGGGTATTATTGTTTCCTGATGATATCGGAATCCAAACTTGGGCTGTAAAAACTGTTGGTACACCAAAAATAAATTTAGTAAAAAAGGATATGTCTTTCTTGAATACAAAGACTTATTATATTTCACAATACTCTTGGGAAAGCATGGAGTGTACGATTAGAGATTTTATAGCACCTTCACAATCCGAAGCTTTGATGGAATGGGTTCGTTTGCATGCCGAATCTGTTACAGGTCGTATGGGTTATAATGTAGGTATGGCAAAAGATATCATCCTTCAATCACTTGATCCTACAGGGGTTGCTACTGAAGAATGGTTGTTAAAAAATACAATTGTTGTTGATTCTGTGTCATTTGGTTCTTTTGATTATGATAACGGTGACGTTAGAGAATTATCTTTTACAATGCAACCTCAATATTGCGTTCACTTATTTGGTTAATTTTATAATAAAAAATTATTTTTGGGATGGAATTTTAAAATTCCATCCTTTTTTTTTATTTTTTATTTGACTTGCTATATATTATAAATAAAATTATGGAAATTGAAAAAAATGTTATGACGCAACAAATGCAACAGGTTAACTACAATACCTACGAACCTCAATCGGAAATTTTTCATTTACCCTCAAAAGGACTTTTTTATCCTCCAATAAATGAAAATGGTGATCGTTTGACATCTGTGAAAGTGTACGATTTGGTTACAGAAGATGAAAATATTCTTTTGAATCCTGCTTTATTTGAATCTGGGGAGATGATAGATGTTCTTTTGAAGAGAAAGGTGCAGACTCCTTATCCTATTGAAAAATTTACAACAGGTGATAGATTGTCTATTTTTTTATATCTTAGATCTACTATGGAAAGAATGTATAGGATTAGTGTGATAGATCCTAAGACAAATATACCATTTGATCACGAAGTTGATTTACTTGCTTTAGAATTAAAGGAATCTGTAGCACTACCAGGTCAAGATGGTTTATTTGAATATAAATTACCTAAAGCTGAAAGGATTGTCAAATTTCGACTTTCAACAGGTGAAGATGAAGCTGCAATAAGAAATAAAACTAAAAAGGAACAAGAGTTAAGAAAAAATGCAGAACCTTTTAACAGACTTTTAAAATTAGAACAACAAATTGTTTCTATTGAAGGTATAACTGATGTTTTTGAAAAAAGAAATTTCATCAAAAATATGCAAATTGGTGATAGTAGAAAACTTGTTAAATTTATGGATGAATGTATGCCTATTTTGAATTTTAATATTGAGGTATCCGCTCCAAGCGGTGGAACATTTCGTACAGATATGCCTATCACCGCTGAATTCTTTTTCCCCGATTTATAACCCCAATGTAACAAAACATTATCTTATGCAAAGATTGTACCTCGTACATAAAGGTAGGTTTTCCTGGGGCGATGTTATGAAAATGCCATTGTGGGAAAAAAAGTTTTATTATGAGGAATTAATTTCAATTCAAGAGGAAATTCAAAAAGAATTGGAAAAAAATAAAAAATAATAATATTTGGGGGGCTTTTAAAAAAAAGCCTCCCATTATATTTATAATAAATAATAATTTGATATGCCAACTATAGATATTGTTGCTTTACTGAAAGGTATAGGATCCTTTTTATATGGATTAGCTAAAGCAGAAGCTCCAACAGCTGCAGTATTTGGAGCTCAAGGTGTAATGATGGATGCTGTTTCAGCTGCTCTTGCACCAGTGGAAACATTCCTAGGTAAACTAGATAAAGATATTAAAGTAGGTCGAGAAGATTTTACACCAATGGGTGCGATCAAATATTGGAATGATGTTTATACTGAAATGAGTAAAGTTAATGTGCAGTTAGGTGTCGCTGGAAATATAAGCGAAGCTATGAAGGGTCAATTTAAAGAAGCTTTTGTTGAATTAGGTAATATGGGTGTTGAGGCAAAAGAGATTGCTGAAAATATCAAGCAATTTATGGATGATTATGGACGTGTCATGTTGCTTTCTAAACAAGAGATAGTTGAAATGTCTCAAATGGCAGAAGTTTTCGGTAAAGAATCTCTTGCGATTGTGACTTCTTATAAAGATTTAGGTCTTTCAATAGAAACCACAACTGCTCGAATGAAAAAGTTGACACTTGAATCAAATAAATATGGTGTTTTACCTTCGAGAGCTGTAAAGCTTATTAAGGAGAATTTAAGTGCTGTTGATAAATATTATTTCAAAGGGGGGACTAAGGCATTTGAGCATATGGCATTAAAAGCTGCAAGCTTGAATAATGATATGAAAGGTGCCTTTGCTACGATTGATAAGATATTAGATGGTGGTATTGAAGGTACTGTTGAAATGGCGCAAAAACTTCAGATAATGGGTGGACCAATCGCACAAATGGGAGATGTTTTTAGTCTTATGGACAAAGCATTAAGTGGTGATATTGAAGGATTGACAACTGATGTGGCAAAAGCTGCTGCTCAGATGGCAACAATAAATTCTGAGGGAGAAGTTATGTTTGATAAAGCAGCTATGTTACAGTTTAGAGAACTGGCTAAGGAATTACCTTTTGATATTCAAGAGATAACCAAGCTTGGTAAAACAATGGCTAAAGAAATGGATATCAGTAAGCAGTTGGATTTAAGTTTAAAATCAACTCCAGCGGAATTTGAGAAAATGACTAAAAAGGTTGCTGGTGCTGTTAAAGGTAAAAATGCTTTTGGTGATTGGGTTGTAACAATTGATGGTATAGAGAAAAAAGTTCAAGATTTAACTGAAGAAGATATTAATGCTAAGTTATCTATATCTCCTGAAGGTGATGAAAAAGACACCTTTAAGGAAATTGTTAGGTCTAATATGGACTTAGGTGCTGTTATACAAACTTTAATTCATGAATTAAAAAGGTCTGCATTATCAGGAGCTGGAGATTATTATAAAGAACTGATGCCTAAGTTAAGGGAAATTGCTGATACTGCAAGTGGTTATTTAAAATATTATACAGAAGCTTTTTCAGATATGTCTAAAAAGGCTTATGAAAATGCTGATAAAGTTTTAGATCCACTAGCTCAAAGTGATTTATTAGGTGCTTTAGGAGGAATTAAAGATAATCTATTAGGCACACTAACAACATTTTGGGATATGTTTAAAGGTGCTATTTATGAAGTAGGCAAAGTTCTTGGAAATGCATTATGGAATGCTGGTCAATATATTATGGCAGGGTTTTTCTATGGTGTAGATTATATGATATTTTCACTTAAAAAGGGATTGTTTGAGGCTGCTAATGAAATTGTAAAAACAATAATCGGACCTATATTGGCACCTTTTAATATAAATCCAAACTTAATTGATACTTCAACAATGCAAATGGATTCATTTTCAGATTGGATGAAAAAGAATAACTATAAAATTGTTGATGTATTTAAAGATTTTAATTGGAATAATATTATAGATCCTATTATGAAAGGCACTGAAGAAAAATATAAACCAATACCAGGTCTCAGTGAATTTGGAAGTGATTATATAAGAAATATGATACCTAATGAAGGTGAAAAACCAAAAACTGTTGATAATAAACAATATTTAGAAGTTAAAGGTGAAATAATGTTGATAAATGCTGATGGGTCAAAAGTACCATTAACTGAAGAACAGATTGTAGAATTAGTTAAGAAGCTTTCGCTGGGTACTTTTAGATCACCTGGTGGTGGGGGATAATAAAATATAAATGTTAATAATTATAATAAAATAAAATATGGCAACATTATTATCTTTAATAGGTGAAAATGAAAGATTTCGATTAAAACCAAAGAATCTTAATGGGACTGATGATGTCACAGAAAATGGATTTTCATCTTATTTAGATGATTATGGTACAACTGCTATACAAGACTATAGTGATGATGTTAATACTGAATCTCCATCTGTTTCAGAAGTTGGTGATATAGCTTTAAGAGATTCAAAAGATTATAATATATTTCCTCAAGATACTTACAGCGAAGCAGAAGTTGAACGAATTGATGTTTCAGTTATTGATATGCCTGGAATTGATGAGATAAGTGAAGACATCTATCTTTCAAGAACTGTATATAACAAATATTCAAATTTAGAATATATCCCACTGGAAGTTCTTGATGCAGTTGGAGTGCAAAGTTACGATGGAACGTATGGTGATTATATTGGAACAATTCTTTCAAATCTTGAACAACGTGGAAATACACTTGCCGATATTTTTATTGGTCGATGGAATCTTGAAGATTCTCCAATAGGTGTTATAGGTGGTGAGGCATTATATCAAGCATTGACAACTCAATTTAAAGATGGTGTTTCAAGAAAAGTTGTTGGGATTCTAAATAAAAATGTTCTTTCTTTATTGGAAGGCGATGCTTTAATAAGAGAGGATTATGAGATTACAAATCCAAAAAATAGACTTGCAAGAGCTGCAGAATTTGCTGCAAAGTTAAGCAGTCTTGAGAACCCATTGTCATATCTTCCAGAAGATGTTTTTAATTACAATAGAGTTAGAACTGTTACCGATGGAAATGTTCGTTATATTGGCTCAGAATTGACTTATAAAGACCAAGTGGCACTTATACTGCAATATACAGGAAAAGGTCAAGAGAAGCAATTATTGAGCCTTGTGGACTTAAATATTTACAAAAATGAAATTGAAGGTAGAACTAGAACTATAAGAGCTAATACGTACACAAATTTTATTAAAGGAGCTATAAATAATTTAGATAATTCTGATTTTATTGTTAAAGGAGATTTAATTATACCTGCACCTGATGGTTATTATGAGCCATATGGTGTTATAAGTAGACATAAAAATAATGATAAAAGTTTTGGTACTCCAGAAAAACAATTATTTTCTGATGGGTTTTGGTTTGTATGGACAACTGATGCATTTAATCTAACACCTTCAGTTGTTGATGAATCATATTCTGTAGGATGGGTTGCTAGAGAGAATCCATTTAAATCTAAATCATTATTATACAAAACTCAAGAATTAGTAAATTCTCAGCAAGCATTTTTAGATTTAAGTAAAAAAGAGTTTATAGAAATTGTTGATGGGGATCCGAAAATAATTTCAAGAGGTGATGCAACTACTGCCTCTGGAGATTATACTGATGATGATGGTACTCTAATTAAACAGGGTGAATATTTTAGAGTTTGGACTAAACAAAGAGGTTATAATAGGCTTGATAGAACTTTGAGGCATCGTGGTTTGGATAATGGTGAAAAACGAACTGTTCTTAATGATAATGGTATTCCTAATTATGCTCCGACTATAAGGGAGGCTAATAGAAGTAACGGTCTTGTTTCAGATGAGGTTATTAAGAGGTATATGCTTTCTCTTGAGAATCTTGCTTGGAATGATTATATGGATGATTTACCTGAATGTGAGCAAGGTCCTGGCGATCCACTAACAGGTACAAGAGGTCGTATTATGTGGTTTCCTCCATATAATTTAAGTTTTGATGAAACTTCTACAGCTTCTTGGCAAGACCATTCTTTCATAGGTAGAGGTGAAAAAATATATACATACACTAATACTGATAGAAGTGGAAATCTTTCATTTCAAATTCTTGTAGACCATCCAGATGTAATACATACTTTAGTTGGAGAAAAAACTCAATTCTGGGAAAGATATTTCAAAGGAGATAAGCTTGTTCAAGAGGAAGCTATCAAAAGATATAAAGAGCTTACAAAATTATCGCAGAAAGAATTAGATGAAATAAAAAAGATTCAAAATAATAATTTACCAAGATTTAAGAAGGTTCCTGTTAAGGTTAAACCTAAAAAAGAGGTTGAACAAAAAAAGGCTGAAGAGACAAAAAAGAAAGTTGATGAAAATAAAAAAAAGTTAGAAGAAAATAGTGATAAAAAGAAGGAAAATCAACAAACTGAAGATAAAACTGGCACTAAAGACTTACCATTAGGCGCACTTCTTTTGAGTGTATATTTTCCTAATGATGAAAAAACTATACCACTTGCTCCAGTAACATATAATTATTCTTCAGAGGATGATAGCTATACTGTTGATAATAATTTGTCTTTAAAAACGTTACAATTAAAAAATTACGGTTATGAAGGTGGACCAAAAATAAATGAATTAGGATTTCTTTCTAGTGATAAATATACTATAGAAAATATTTCAGGTTTAAAATATAAATTGCAAGGGTCAAATACTGCTGTAAATATAAATTATACTTATAAGGAAGGAAAACTTGTTTCTAATCAATATGTTTGTAAAAATCTTGCAATTTCAGCTATAGGTTATAAAGATAGAAATAATCTTGGATTAAATAATAAATTTTATTTTGAATGGAAATCTTCATTTTTGAAGTTATTAAAAGGAGTTAAAAAAGCTAAAGTAACTATAATGGGTAATGCTTCAGGTGCAATACCTGTTGGAAGTACTAATACAGCTTTAGCATCTGGTAGAGCAAATAATGTAAAAACTTGGTTTGAACAAAATGTAATTAAACTCCTTAAAACTCTTAATCAAGACACTACTGGTATAGAAATAGTGGTTGAAAGTCAAGGTGACTTAGAAGACGTTGCCTTAAAACAACAAAATGCTGAATTGCAAAAAAATGGTTTGGCAGGTATTCCTTTTTGTCAAGATTGTGATGAATCCGATAAAGAAGCGTGTAAAAAAACAAGAAGAGTTGATATTTTTGTTAAGGTTTTGGATGAAGTTGTTGTGCCTCCTATAGTAGATCCAAATACAAATGAACCAAATATACCACCGTTTAATCCTACTGGAAGTACAATTACACCTGAAGAGGAACCAATTGTTGAGCCAACTATAGAAGACACAATAGAAGACCTTGAAACTTCTGAAGAGTTAATTCCTGATGACACTCAAGACAATATGGATCCAAATGGAGACCCTAACGAACCTGTTATAGACCCTGCGATCCTTAGAAAATTAGTTTATACTGAATGTGATTTTTTCAAATATCTTGAAACAGATCAACCTTTTACATATCAAACAATAAGTGAAAAAATAAAATATTTCACCCCTGCATTTCATTCTATTACACCTCAAGGATTAAATTCCAGACTTACGTTTTTACATCAATGTACAAGACAAGGTGATAGTATTGGAATGGATGGTGTAGATAATATTAAAAATCTTGCATTTGGTAGACCTCCTGTTTGTATCCTAAGAATTGGTGATTTTTTTCATGTGAAAATTATAATTGAAACTTTAAGTATAAAATATGCAAATGATACTATTACATGGGATACAAATCCTGAAGGTATAGGAGTTCAACCAATGGTTGCAGATGTTTCTTTAGCAATAAAAATACTTGGTGGAATGTCATTGACAGCTCCAATAAACCGATTGCAAAATGCATTATCATTTAATTTTTATGCTAATACTGAAGTTTATGATAAAAGGGCTGATAGTGTAGTTTTTGAACAAAAATTTGATAAGGATGGTAAATTAGATATCGATTCAACTTATGGTACTCTCAAGGCAGCAAAAATTGTCGATGGTATAAAACTTTCATCTCTAATAAAATTAAGTGAAGCTCAAAAGCAGAAAAGATTGGCTAAAATTCGATTAGAAAGTAGATTGGTTAATCCAACTTCAACGGAACCTATTGTATCAACAGAAAAAATCACTACAGCTGGTGATATTAATTCGTTATTAGAATATAAAGCTAATGCAGGTGTACCTTTAACTCCCTTTGAAAAAATATTGACATCTATTGGAATTGAAACAAAGAATAAATTTTTATTTGAAAGTTTAGATCCTAAAGATTCAAAAAGTATAAAAGATACTATGATTGGAAACTTACAAGAAGAAACTTCTTTATTAAATGAGCAAGCTAAAGATTTATATACAAGAAGATTTAATTCAAAAAATCCAGATGATGTAGAGTATTTAAATAAATTATTAAAAACAGGTGAGCCTTTTAATCCTAAAATTCCTGCATCAGCTAGACAATATACTGATTTCGCAGAATCAATGAAGCAATATGTTGAAGTAAGTGTCAGTGATCCTAATAAATTAACTGAAGTGGATATAACTAAAACAATTGACGAATATTTGACTGCTTATAGGCAAATTTGGGTTGAATCAACTATATTAAGAAGATAAATAAATTATGGATAGTATAAATAGATATCAAAAATTCACATCTAATAGTGAGATGAAAATAATGCCTTTTATAAAAATTAGGGTAAAGGGTAGTGACAAAAGTATTATTTGGAATAAAAGTACTCATAGGTTAGATGTATTGAGCCAAAGATATTATGGTGTTCCTGATGCAGGGTGGCTTATAATGATGGCAAATGCACAATATGGTACTGATGAATTCGATATTCCAGATGGAGAATTAGTAATAATTCCTTATCCTTACAAAACATCTATACAATCTTATTTAGATGAGATTGTAAGATTTGATGCTAAATTTGGGATTTAGATAATTATAAGCTAAATTAAATAAAAAAATGGGTGATATAGAAACAATTTCAAATGATAACTTTTTTACAGTGGTTGTTGACCCAAATGGACTCAATAAACAGAATGTACGTAATGAAGACTTATTTATATACGTAGATTTTAGGTCTTTACCTAAAACTAGGTCTGTTGTTCAAACGGATGGTTCTGTTACTAATGAAGTATTTGAAACTAAAGGTGTAAGCTTTATTGCCTCTAAAAAACAAAATGGTTCTAATTATCTTACAACTGATTATACTAATATAGGTGGTAGTAATCCTAAAGAAGAAGAAGGATTTGGTATTAAGAGTATAAGTATTGAATATGGAAAAGAATTTAATCCTATTATTAAAATAGAGTTTGTGGATGTAAGAGGTGCAGGGCTTTTTAATGGATATGAAACGGTTGATGATGAGGGTATACTTTCTAATAATTCTACTTTTTCTTCATTTTTTTCTCTACCTTATCCATTATTCAAATTAACCGTAAAAGGGTTTTATGGAAAGGCTGTTTCTTATTGTTTACATTTAATGAAATGGTCACTAGAATTAGATGGTGAAAATGGGGATTTTAAAATTATTGCAGAATTTCAAGGTTACACTTTTGCATTTTTTAATGATATATTGTTGAAACATGTTATAACTATTATTAATATGAATGTTGGGCAAGAAGCTCTAAAGGGACATGGTGTAATTTCAATATCAGAATTAGTAACTCGTTTAGGAAAATTAACAAGTATTTCTGAAGAATATAAAAAGAATAGTAAAACTTTTGAAGAGTTAAAATTTATAAATTCATTATTACTTGATAGAATTGAAATTTTATCAAATAGTATAGGTGAAGTTATGACTGTTGCAAATATTTCCTCTTTTGGTACACCTCTTCCGATACCGCAATTAAAAAATGGTACTGATCAACTTTTTGTTAGAGATGTGGCATTAATTTCTGAAGAAAAACTTGAAACATTAAAATTTATAATTGAAGACCTTGGAAAATATGTAAAAGAATATAATGATTTTATCAAAACGAATTCATCTAAATATCCTTATGGAAATGAATATAAAATTGATGATTTTAATATTTCTGTGCCTACAATTGCATATGTTATAGATGATAGTACAACTAATATTATAATTGATAAAGTAAAAAAGGATGGATTATCTGATAATAATGCATTAACTACTACTACTGCTATTAGAAGTAGGTTAAATTTACCAAATAATTCAACTAAGAAATTTTATATAATTGATTTTCATAAATTCAGAAAAGAGATTTCTCAAATTAAAAGTGATTTATCAAAAAAGAAAAGTAATGTTGAAAAGAAAGTTAATGATGAATTAAACAGCGATATAGAAACTCAATTAAATTTAAAATTAAATATTTCAAATGTATATGAAATCATTCTTGGAAATGTTGAAGCGTATTTGAAGGTTGTTCATGATTATGCAGTTGCTGCAGATAGTCCTTCTATTCAATCTCAAAGGCTAAGTGCTATTAGAGGTGCTGTTACAGATATTCCTATCACCTATGAAAATAGAGTTTTCCCATTTCCATCTGTTTTTGATTCAAATACAGGCGAAGAGGTTTGGATTGGGGATATTGTTGGAGACGATAACCCTTATTTCCCAGAAATTGAACTTGTTAGGTTAAGTTTGAACTCTGCTGTGACTTCTGAAGGAAAAAATGTTAAAGATAGAGAAAAAAATGATTCAAGTACAAGTGTAACTCCTACTGAAGGAGGTTGGATGCCATTATCTTTAGAACATAGTTTGCCTAGAGGTAGAGCTTATTTTTTACCTAATGGTGATCCAATTACAGATACACCAACTGAAGAGTTTAGTAATCCTTACATTTATAAATATCCATCAATTACGCTTAATTCATCTGAAAAGATTATTGGAGCTTATAATACTGATTTATCGAATGGTCTTTTTGCAGCTTATTATGAAATGGGTTTTGATAATGATACAATATTATTTTTAGCCAAACTTGATGCATGTTTTGCGTATAATAATACAAATGATAAATATGTTAGAGATCTTTTAAATAATATAACTTTAGAAGATTTTTATCTTTTTAATTCAATCGATGCTATTTTTTTTATGAAAGAACCTATTTTAATAGGGAGTTCAATTGATACAAAAGGAACAGTATTGGAAAATCTTTCTTTAAACCCTAGTTTTGCTTCAGATAGTAAAATAATAAAAAACATACAAAATCAACCTAAACGTAATCTCATTAAAGATGTAAATGATGAAATAGAAGCACAAAAAAAACCTTTAGAAGATATATTAATTCCTAATAAACATAAAACTATTCATAGGCAGATTGATAAAAATACTTATCTGATTAAAGGTGATATTACAGATTTATTATGGACTAATGAAGTAAAAGCTAACATAAGAAAATTCTATAAATCTGAAACGAGTAATGATTTACTACAGAAGGATCCTGTTAGTTTTACCATTTCATCTAAGATAAATGATTTTTCAATTTTTGATGGTCAAATTAATCCAGCAGTTGATTTTGTTAAATCTATAGATCCAAATAGTAAATTTACAAATATAAAAAGAAGTAAAATTGGTTTAAATTTATTTCCATCTTTTTCTACGGTTTTAAGTAGACCAACAAACACTGATTCAATATTAGATACCATTTATTATAAAAGTGCTTCAACTACAGAAAGAGCATACTTGTTCTTATTAACAACTCCTATTGATGAAACTTATGATTTTTATGAGATGTTATCATATGGAGGTATGTATAAAATCACTAAAATGCAATTGGCTTGGGTTTCAGCTCAATTTTGGAGGGCAAAATATATAAAAGATTTTGGTGTAGATGTTTTTGTTGGTATTTTTGATAAAGTTGTAGATAATGTTACAAATAATATATTAACAATTCCTGATACTACATCAGAGCGTCAATTATTAAATGAATTATCAAATCAATTAACTCAATTAGGAAAGGATACTGAAAGATATTTACCTGATTTATCAGCATTTTCACAAGAGTTTATTGATAAACTCATAAGTTTTTATGTAAATTGGGTTGTAAATTCTTATACTCCAGACCCAAATTTATTAATATCTGATTATACTAATCAAGATAAAAGTTTAGAGAATACGTTATTTAATTTTATGGATCTTTATAGTGTTGGTGCAAATAATCCTATTAATGGTTCTCAAAATTTTGCTGCATTTCAATATTATTATGAATTACTTTTAAAAGAATTTACTGAACCTGTTGATTTTTTTGTTAATTCTAATTATAATATAGAAATTGAAACAAATAGAGATGGAATTCCAAATGAATTTTCTTTATCTTACTATAAAGAATGGTTATCAACATTTAAAAAACTTTATCTCAAGAGTAATAATACAACTACAAATACCACTACAACTACTACTGGATCTGATCCGTATTATATAACAGATAAAGACACTAAATTAGCTGCATATAAATATTTTAAAAATTTATATGATAAGTGGCTTGCTGGTACTAAAGATGGAAAAGTTTTTAATTCTTGCTCAGGGGGTTTAAGTAATGTTCCAGGTTCTAAGTTAATAGATAGATTTCATTTTGTAGATTCGACATTTAATCCAATAGGACATATTGCTGTTGTTGACCCTGAAATGTTAAGAACTTTAACAAATACAGGGGATTTGCCTTTGTTAAATTTTTTATCTAAACTTTCAGATGCATCAGGGTTTAATAATTTTATTTTACCTTCTTTTGTAAACTATAAAACGCCTAGAGCAGGTTTAGAAATGTGGAAACCTCAAACTACAGTAGAAAATGTAAATTCTGGTGCAGCATTCTTTTGTGTATATAATAAAAATCAAAGCTCTAAAGTTTTAGACATTGGTAAAAAATCTTTTTATGTTAATGATGGATTTGATTTTAGAGATACTGACATAGGTAATATACCAACAGGATTTAAAAAGAGGGTTCCTTTGAATATTGATCAAATTCCTAAAGATAAAGATAAGTATAATTTAGTTGTATTTAGGGTTGGATATGCGGATCAAAATCAAAACATCTTTAAGACCATAAAGATGAATCAAACTGAACATAAAGCTTCTATCGAATTTATTACTAGTCTTGTTGATTATTTTGATTCAAAAGGTGGTACAAAGCCAATGTACAAAAAAGCTAATTTATATAACCTATTTTCTTTGAGGTCTTATCAAGTAGATGTTACTTGTCTTGGTAATTTAAATTTGCATCCTTTGAATTACTTTCAACTTGATAATGTTCCATTTTATCATGGGGCATATCAAATTATAAAGGTAAATCATAATATAACACCACATAATGCTGAAACAAGTTTTTCTGGTATTAGAATGCCAAGACATTTGCATCCAATTGTAAAAACTGTTACAGCTTATGTTAAAATACCATTATCAGATTCTTTATTTAATCAAAATGAAAGACGTAAACCTGTATTCAGACCTTTAGGTGCTAATTATTCGGAAGCTGAGATTGCTAAAAATAACTCTGGTTCATCTCCAGGAGTAAAATCTTATAAATTAGGTGAAAATGTTGGTACAGCTACTTCTGTGACTACACCTGCATTTACAGGTTCTCTTATGAATATTTCAGGATTATCTGCAAATGAAGTTAAACCATTGAATTTAATTGAAAATGCAACATCTTTAGATAGATCTGGTTTATGGGCGAAAAATACACTTTCTCCAAAAATTAATATATCTACTTCTGAATATACTTCATTAATGAACAAAGCGAGACAATCAAATTCTCCTTCTGCTCAAATAATTTTAACAAATCAAACGGTTTCTAAAGATAAACTTGGCACTTTAGATGCATATCTAAAAGGATTGAATAAAAAACCTTATATTGTAGGCAAATCGAGGGTTGCAAGACCGCTCACAAATAAAGCTGATCTTGATGCAGCATATGGGTATATTGAATTATCTACTTTACCTGAAGATGATTCTCTTTCAACTCCAGGTAGAAAAGAATTTGTTTCGAAATATATAAGAAATTATACTTTACCTTTTAAATTAAGAGGAGTAACAAATAATGGTAATATTATAGATTTAGGAACATCCTTTCCTTTTCATAAAGAGGTTGGTGATTCTTTTGTTTATGCTATGAAAGAAGTTTTAGATTTCTACGGTCTTGAAAATATTGAAAATCTAGGTATAAATATATCTGCTGGGACATTTAATTATAGAAGGATGAGGGGTAAGGCTATGCCATCGTTACATGCTTATGGTGCAGCTATAGATTTAGGAGCTGGACAGTATTTTAATGCTCATAAATGGACTAAAAAGGATGCATTATTTGCATTACCTGTTTATAGACCTTTTTTAGATATAATGGAAAAATGGGGTTGGTACAATCAAGGGAGATATTATAATAACGATTATATGCATTTTCA